CTTGGAAGTATCCTAGATACTCATTGACGGCATTATACGCGCCCCAATAAGTACCTTTTGCCGTTGCAAGGTCGGAACCCCTTCCGCTCTCAAAAAGGCTGATTACCTTATTTAAAGCATGGTTTTCTCTTTCGTCGCCATTGGCTTTCAATGACGTTTGAAGCTCAAGGGATACTTTGATGTATTCCTTTAGGTCCCCAGAGGTGATCGGTATAGAAGCTAACCATCGGAATTGCTCCGCATTAGCCTCAAATTGTTGACTCGCTAGGTTCATTGTCTCGCGTAGAGCCTCTAGGTTGTCATATACTGACTTGCTATGATTAACGCGAATCAGTGAGCTTGACTTGTCTCTAATGGCCCACGCTAGTGTGTTTGAGCAAACTACTCTAATAGGAGTGAATCCTGCCCTGACACTTTGCTTGCCGTCGTGACTATTTGATAACAAAATATATCTTGATACCTCATCATCACCGCCAATTATATCCGGCGCGCCGTTAATCTTAGCTAAAACAAAAACGCGTTGACCATGCCTTAGACTTGCTGCGGTCTCGATACTTGCTAGTCCCTCATTGATGAAGGGTTCGAACCATCGAAACGCGTCAACGTTTTGCAGTGGCTCATATCTTCCACCTACAATCCCAAGGTGAACAAGCTTTTCTTCTCCTAAAATTCCACCCTCAACCTTGACCTTCCTTGTTATGGAGTACTTATCAGGTATTTCATCTCTCCAATGGTCGAAAACAGGATTCGTGGTAACCTCCCAGTCAAGCCCTGATGCTACCATTGCCTCATCAAGACTTGGCGGTTCAACAAATCGTGTCCCTAGTCCATGCCATGGGGTATCCCCAACAAACATCATGCTTTCAATTTCGTGCGCCATAATTTATCCCTTTCTCGGATTATGTTTATAATAAGCGCAATTGATAAGCTAAAAAAAGTTTAAAATAAACTAAAAAAAACTAAAAAATTAATCCTTTTGGGGTTCTCTGCCTATGAATTCCTCAAACTGGAGAAATACACAGATACGACAAAGGTTCTCACCCTCTAGTATAGCTATAGGCGTAATGGTGGAATCTCTCCAACAAACGTCGCAACACGTTGTTTTATCCCCATGCTCGAATATCATAAAAATCCCTTTTCGAAGGTCACCCATGAATAGATCAAGACGCATAAAGCGACTAATATAATCAAGATTGACTCTCTTAGGTGCGTAAGGTCCCACCTCATAGTAGGCCGCCAATTGTTAGAAATGCTCCTAAGCCTAACCATAAGGCCAAGCTTTCAAAGTATAAATTTAGCATAACGCTCTTATCCCTTCTTGCTAGTGTCCTGTCAAGTGGTTGTTTACTTAATTAGGCTTAGAGCAAATAAAACAAAGGGAATTAGTAAGGCAATAGTGCCTAGGCTTAAATCCCTAACAATCTTTAGGAAAGTAAAAAGATCGTCATATTGTTCCCTGATTACCAATTTTTTACCGCTCTGAGTGTTTAGTGTGACCATTGCTATCTCCTATGCGTCTAACATTATGCGTTAGATAACTTGGTGCATTAATATACCGCGTCAATTGATGCGTCAAGACTTTTTTTTATACTAAAATCATTTTTTTTAATTATTAATAAAACTTCATCAAACTTACGCATAATCACTGTAGGGAATAGCCGAAAATCGCCGCTATTGAGTTTATAGGAGTCAACCTATACCTAGACCCTAGTCAACTAATGAAAACGCTTTAAAAGGCCTATTTTTTTAGTTGACTTATTATAAGCCATAAGTTAACTAATAGGGTTTTTCTAGGCTCAAGGCATAGGACTACATTAGTCAAGTAATTGGCAAAGTGACACCATGAGGGAGCGTAGAGCCTTACTGAAATAGTAGGGTAAATATTAGAGCAAAGTGCTAGGCTAAAAAAAAGATAAAAAAGTTTAAAATAAAAGATTGACAAGCTTAGGGCCATTGTTTACTTAGGGCGCATGACAAACAAAGTAAGACTATTAGGTCAAGTAAACAGGAAACATGAGCTGATAAAAGAGAGTGAGTAATGGAGATTATTTGTAGTTGTTGCGAGGGTAATATCACGGCCCACACAAAGGGGCGCAGCGAGCTTCACTGTCCATATTGCGCTGCTTTTATTAACTGTTTTGGGCAGCGTCTAAAGCCCATTGAGGAGTGGGACGATGATTATTATTGACCGATTTATACAAGTGCTTATCACTGGAATAATATACTTGGGATTACTGAATATAGTATCAGGTTAAACTAGCGTTAACCGATTGAATCAGTATACTATCTGTTACAGTATAACTATTCATAGTGTTATGTATTATTAATAGTATTATATATAACAGGGGAGGGTATTAATAATTTATTTAGAACAATATCCCCCCCACAAAATAACACTGTGAGTCTAGGGGCATACACAGTTAGTTAATATATTATTAACAGTGCTAAGGGGGACCCCCTAGCTATGGCTGCACACCCCTTGATCAATTTCTATTCCCTCTCTCAGCCGACTATGCGATTTTGAGTTCCGACTCAGTTAGTCAATATATTACTATACTGATCTATATATATATTTATAAGTAATATATTAGTTTTAGAAGTTATGCTAGACTGTGTTCTGTCCCCATATGGGGAAATTCGGTTGTGAGAGTCGAGCGCGCATAGCCTAGAAAGCATTCTTTGGTGGGTAGAATCCATTTTGGGGGGTGTACCTAGGCGCAGGTATAGGTTTTCTGTGAAAATTGATTGTAGGGGCCTTTACGTCGTTTTTCAGGTTTGCGTTAGAAAATGGGCTATTTTTTGGCTCTAGTCTTAGTCTTAGTCCTAGCTCTCGTCTTAGTCCTAGTCTTTGCCTTAGTCTTACCTTTAGTCTTTACCCTAGTCCTAGCCTTAGTCTTAGGTCTAAGCTCTACAACAGGGGCTATTCTTAGCTTTGGCTTGTTGTCTAGGACTCTAATCATGGCGTCACCCACAGGTATCCAAAAGACCTCTCCTGACTCTATTTGAAAACCATACAAAAGCACTTCGGTCGGATACCCAATTGGCTCCTTTAACAGCTCTATAATGATACCCTCAACTGGGTAATCCCATAGCGAACAACTCAACAATATCTTTTTTCCAATAAAGTGTGATTTAGGGACTCTCATGAGGTTATTGTATCTCTTATGAGCGATTCAAAAAACGCACAAAAAGAGTCAGACAACAAACAGGGCGATCTTGTGCGCTGCGACCAATGTAATGACTATTTAATGGATTGGAAGGTTTTATTTGTTGATGAGAACAACGAATTGCTCCATGCTTTTTGCTTTGAATGTTTCCAAAACGTAGTAGACCCAAATTTGATCCAGTCAGCTCCAACAGAAACCTTAAAACATTAAAGGAACTTTGGGCCAAGTATGGCAAAAACAAGTACAGACAACCTCACTGGCGTTGGGGTGAGTGGTACATGATGGTTGGTGTGTCTCCTGGCATGGAAAGCATTGGATTTTTGGATAATGGCAAAGTAATCGGTTATGATATAAGTGTTGCTAATTGGCATATCGTGGATAAGCCTAAGGGGAAACCTGGGAGGCCGCGAAAGATTCAAACAGACCTGAAAGGGGTAAAGTAATTATGAAAATAACAAAGAAGACCCCAAAGGCATATAAGCCAAAGGAAAGAAAATATGTAGAACACTACGATGTTATTTATTCTCCAAAGGGCAAAAAGAAAGCTAAGGCTAAAGCTACCGCAGCTAAGAAGAAAGAAAAGGCTGCTGAAGCCGCATTTGCCAAAAAGGTAAAAGCAATGAAGTCTGGAGATGAAATACCTATCTATTCAAACGTGAAAAGAAAAAGAAAGAAGAGGAAATAATATGCACAAAAAACATGGAATTCCCTACTGCGGTAAGATGAAAGCTAACATGAGTGGTTCTGGTGAGCCTATCGTTGTTAAGCAATCTATGGGTACTGTCAGACCCTCTAAGAAGCCTGTTAGTGATGCACCAGAATCATTAGCAAAAAAGCACGTTAAGACTAAGAAAATCGTTAACGGAAAGGCGGTATTCAGCTAATGCCAAAAGGAAAAAGTTACCCAATGAAAAAAGGTCCAACAAAGGTTAAGAAAACCAAGATTAAGGATCTTCATGATGCAAAACGGTTACCCACAGCCGCCACAAAACAAAAAAAGCCTAAAAAGGTTTAATTAACGCTCTCCAACGATTGTTAATTAGCGCGAGGGGAATTGGTCTTATGGACTAGACTGATTCCCCTTTTTGCGTTAAATATCACCATCTTCTGGGGATTAGCTTAGTGGTAGAGTACCTTGTGTCAACGACCGAGGTAGCAGGGGTTCGATTCCCCTATCCCTAGCCAAATTTCCATGTATCATCTTATGTATGAAGATTCTTCTTCTGGGGGATTGTCACTGTCCTTGGGCGAATCCAAAAACATTGTCAAAGTTCTTTGACTACGCAGACAATCATGGTCCTTGGGATCTCATTATTCAATTAGGTGACTTACTTGACTTTTATAGTTCGTCTAAGTTTGCTCGTAGTCACAATGTTTGTACTCCAGCAGAGGAGCTTATTTGGGGAAGAGAACAAGCAGAAGAAATTTGGAGAATCCTACACAAAATAGACCCCAAATCAAAAAAAGTACAACTGAAGGGAAACCACTGTGATCGCCCCAAAAAGCGATTATTGGAGCAGGAGCCATCGTTAGAGCTGCTGCTAGACAACCAGCTAAGGCTTCTCTACACATTTGATAATGTTCAGACAATTCATAATTCGCGTCAAGAATATCACTACAGAGGGATAGTCTTCCTTCATGGTTATCGGCATAAACTTGGCGATCATGCTGTGTACAATCTTCAGAATACTGCGTGTGCGCATACTCATAGGGGTGGTCATGTTTCTTTTAACTATAAAGATAAAATCATTAATGAGTTAAACGCAGGGTTCGTAGCCGATAGACAAGCCGTACCAATGAGATATTCGCAGCAGACGTACACCAAGTGGACGGACGGCTGGGGTGTCTGGGATGACTACGGACCCCGCTTCATTCCAGTTCACCATGAGTTAGTTAAGGGGTCAAAGGACGAATCCAGTGATAAGGACAAAGTACGGCTTATCCTGCCATGAGAATGAGTATTTCAACCTATTAGTTGATAGGTACGTCAACGATATGAACTATGGCATATCTGAGGCAGAGGACATGGCTATAGCTGAAATCATTAGGATAAGGACAAACAAGATAATAGACGAAGAGGTAGAAGAGTTAAATTTTGATTGATTCGTGATAAAATATTTATGTTATAAGTTTTTGTGGGGGATAGATATGAAACCAAAATTACCGAAATTAAGTGGATCTGAGTACGGCTATTTGAAGCACTTTAGACAGGAAAAGTACCTGAAAAAAGGCCACAACCTATCAGGAACAATGGATATTGTTGAGAGCATTGAGCTTCCTCTTGCAAAAATGGAAAGGCAAGACAGACAAGAGTCAGGCCAAGCAACAGATGACGACAAAAAGAAGAAAAAGAAGGAAATGAAAGAATTAGCCAAGATGGGAGCTAAGGCTTACGCTACAGGTATGGCTTAGTCTTCCTCTGGTTCAACCTTTGGTTCAACCTTTGATTCAGCTTGTTTTTGAGCCATAAGAGGCCCTACTTCTTTGATTTTCTTTTCTCTTCCGCAACTTACGCAGAATACAGAATATTCATTGGGCCTAGTTGACCTCATCTTGCGCTGCTCCCACATTTTTTCGACTAATTTTTCGCAATTTGTGTCAGTATCGTGAGTTATGAAAATTTCTATCTTAATAGACATGATAATTTCCTTTCTTAGAAGATTATTTCTAAGAAGTAACACCAAGAGGCCAAAAATGGCAAAGAGTAAAAAGGTCACATCTAAAGCTAAAAAGAAAAAAATCTCGCCGCCTAAAAGCACTTCAGTTGTTAAGAAAGGTAAGAAGCCTCTACTTCAAAAAAGGGCCAAAGTCCGTAAGAACCCTGGGTCTTTGTCTAAGCTTAAAAAGAAATATTAGCCGAAATCTGCTTCTTCAGGCTCGGTGATAGCAGTTAGTGATGCTGTTGACTGATTTGGTACAATAACAGGCTTAAAATTAACCTGTTTTAGTGCTGTACCTTGTCTATATACCACTGAGAAGTGAATCTCTTCGCCTGGGGTAGTGGTTTCAATTACGCTAATCGTAGCTGAAGCGTCAGATATGAATGGAACGCTCTTTGAGAATGGAAGAATTACTGATTCCCCATGCTTGAACGACTTTTTGTTTGTAGCGTAAAGTTTTGCATCAGTTATAGATACGTCATCACCCAGAATATCTTTAATAAATACATATACAGCACACTCATCTATGGACGCAGGTGCCGAAGGGCTAAAATCGTAGTTTAGGGAGTTGCTTGTTATTGTTGGAGTCCCTGTGTGACCATCAGTAGAGTTAAGAACAGCCCCAACTTTTACGTCTGATCCAACACTTAGAAGTTCAGCTCCATTTGTATTAACTTCAGCCAGTGTATTAGCCTGAGCAAAGGTTCCGTCACTATTAGACCAAGCTGCTCCATCCCAATACTTTTTCTGCCCATTAACGTCGAATAGGTACTTGATGGTCCCATCTACCTCGCTAGTAACAGAGGAAAGTGTGTTGATTTCACCGACACCAGACTGAGCCGCAGTATCAATAATCAGAGATCCACTTGTAATGTATTTGCTTTTTGTTGCAGCATAGGGAATTTCTCCAGCGTGAGCCGCTGAGTGCTGTTTTGTGTTATATACCTCTAAATCTCTGTAATAAGCATTTGAATATGTGGCATCTCCACCAATAGAGCATCTGTCTACTGTGTCTGTCCTTGTAACTGTGGTTGCGTCTGTAAAGACCTGTAATCCATCGACAAAAAGCTGTGTGCTTCCTGCTGTAAAGTCGTAGCAAAGCTCAAGCTGATACTCTGTACCATTCGATAAGGCGTAATTATAAGTACTATTAATAGTTGCTGATCCTGAGCTATTAAACGTAACAAACTTGAATGTAGTTCCTGAGTTATATTCAAGATACATTCCGTTATTATTTCCACCATCTATGTCTTTAAATGAAAAAATTGGAGCAAAAGTTGCGGCTCCATTTGGAGTAAATTTGATTCTAACCGTTCCAACTAAATGGGGAAGGATTCCTGCGCCTTCAATCCTAAGTATGTCGTTTCCACCAGTTACGTCTAATTTATTGCCTGTAATAACAGGGCTTCCTACCTCTGATACAGTAAAAGATGGCCCATAGCTGTAATCTTTAGCCACACGAAGGGTTGCTCCCCATACTTCAGGAGAAACTGCCTGATATGGTGTCAATTTTGCGACCCCCCCACTAAATTCCACTTCAGTAGAGGTATAGGTAAGTCCAGTGTCGGCAGCGTAAGATACGTTTTTAGTTAAGGCCATTAGTTCTCCTTACAGCAAAATCCGCATAAGCGGCACTTTTTCCATCCGTGGAACTCTGGATGAGGGTACATAAGCGCAACGCAGCATCTAGAGCAAATCCTTCTAGCAAGTGCCTTGTCTGATTCTCCCATGACAAATTGAATTATACTAGATAAGACTGTTATCATTAAGGGGCAAGTTATGAGTGAAGAAGAAAAATCCTTAACAGCAAAGCAGGAAGTTATCTGTTCTTTATCCGCTACAGGGCTTTCACAGTCTAAGATAGCGGAAAGATTGGGTTGTTCTGCTGCAACAGTATCTAATCTGTTAGCCAGAGAAGACGTACAAGAACACGTTAAGAAGCTTAGGAACGAAATATTCTCTTGGGAACCTAAAAGAGTCTATAGATCGGTGTTTCCAAAGGCATTTGAGACTGCTGAGAAGATTATGGAGGATGAGAACGTAAGGGCCGCTGTAAGGCTAAACGCTGCTCAAGACTTTATGGACAGGGCTACAGGCAAAGCTACTCAGAACGTGGAGGTTGGAGGATCGCTTATCAGGGATCTTCTTGACGCAATTAAAAAAGATGATGAACCTAAAGATATTGTCGATGTAGAGTATAAGGAGATCGGAGATCCTGACGAAATTGATAAGTTTTTGGAGGATTAGTGAAAAGATTTAATTGGAAGACACCTGTTGCCAAGCCAAAGCAAAAAGACGTAATTAAGACGGACTTTAATAAGGGCGCAGGTCGAAGTAAGATTCCTCCACCCCTTCATGGTGGAAATAGATACGATCTGAAGGAAATGAGGGAGAGGATTTCCAAGTCTATGAAAAAGCTTAGAGAGAAGCAATGGAAGTAAAAACAGATGGCGGTTACGCATCAGAATCGACTCTAAAGGCTCTTGGTGGCCTTCTAGGTAGTGCTAACTATGATTTTGTCGCACAGACCCAAGCTTCTACCACTGACACATGGACTTTTAGAAGCGGTGGATCAGGTGGAACTATTGTTCGAGTTATTGTAATAACTTATACTGATGATTCTAAGGCTACGATCTCAACCGTAGAGAGGACCACTTAATGTCTATTAAGTATGTTTTCAATCCTTTTACTGGTAAGTTTGATGGGTACGATGGGAGCGATCGTTTGAATGCGATTGACGTTACCTGATGGGATACAAGTTTAACCCATTCACAGGGAACTTTGACTTAGACACCACCGTCTCCAACACGGATATTCTTGTTAAGGTTTCATCAAACGACACTGTGGCGAAGTACCTAGAAGACGCAGTCGTCGTAGCTCACGGCACGAATAGTTCGACCGTATTGGAGTTATCCACTCTTAACGATGGGTCAGACGAAGACCTACAATTGAAATTTGATGTTTCCAAGGTGGACCACGATTCCCTCTTTAACTTTGTAGCAAATGAGCACATTGACTGGACCGCAGCGACCCAAAACTTTTACACCACAGGGGACGGTCAGTTCGGTGATTACGGGCTCGAAAGCAGCGGAATTAACATTAATGGGGTTACATACAACTCAAGGGTTAAGATCAACGATATCGGAGGCTCCTCCCCCGCCCAACTGCATATTCACCGACACTCAACCACAATTCCCTCAGCCATTGTTGGATCGCGGTCAAACTCTGATACAAACACTCACGGGGTGGTTATCAATGGCCAGAATCTTTTCGACCTAGCTGCGGGGGGGTGGACTGGTAGCCACTATGACCTATTTGCATTCATAGGTATGGCCGTTGACGATAGTGGGACAATCAGCTCAACATCTTCTCCAGGCAAAATGGAGTTTTTCACAACCCCGGACGGTAGCAACACACTAACCAAGGCAATGACGATTGACTCTAGTCAGGTAGTCAATTTCGTTAACCAACCAACTGGCATTCTTCATGACAACTTGAGCGACTATGTGGCGAACGAGCACCTGGATTGGACCCAGAGTGGCGTTGGAACGATTCATGCTGACAACTATGCCCAGAAGTCTATTGATGTCACCCTAGCTGGTGAAAATTATCTATCACTTTCCGGTCAGGAGATAACTGCCAATGCGGTTAATCTATCTGGCACTAACGTCACAGGGAACCTACCTGTAAATAAACTAAATAGTGGAACTGGCGCATCGTCTTCGACTTTTTGGCGTGGCGATGGGACGTGGGCCACTCCTGGCGGTGGTGGTGGAGGTGGAGAAGACCTTCAGGCTACTTACGATCTCTCCACTGCATCTACGGCGGAGATTGTTTTAGATTCTACGTCAGGCGGCATAAGAATTGAAGACGCCTCCACACCGATAGGTGAAACTCTATTTTCAATCGCAGACAATGGTTCGGCCAATCAATACTTAGCGGTTAACGCAGACGGAACATCCATCAGCCCACCATCGGTTAGCGACCACAACATTGCGTTTCAAATTGCACCAGCCACAACTAACATCTGCAAAAATCCGAGCTTTGAAACTGATACCACTGATTGGGCGGCTGTTGGTGGCTCTGCTTCGATAACAAGAGTCACATCGCAGAGTCGGACAGGCTCTGCCAGCTTAGAGGTTACTGTTACATCTGCGGATAACCAGGGGGCAAGATATACCGACACTGGTGTTGGATCTACAACTCATTACACTGCTTCGGCATATTTAAAGGGTACAACTGGTACGGAGATTGTAAAATTTGTTCTTAGATCAGGCTCCAGCGCCATTATATCTGATGAAACTGGGCCAATTCATCTTTTGGCCAATGAGTGGATTAGAGTCGTAGTAAATGGGAATGTTAGTACTCAGCTAAGACTTGATGTTTTAACCCAGGGATCTCAATCAGCGACCTTTTACGTTGACGACGTTCAAATTGAAGAGACTGATGCTAACACCTATAGACCCTCACCATATTGTGACGGATCTTTAGGGTCTGGACACTCATGGTCAGGCACCGCAAATAATAGCACATCGTCTAGGGTGGCAGGTTCGCATTGGCTTAATGAGGTTACTAATGCAAATAAAGGGTCGTTTACAATTAATTCAGACGGTCAAATTGAGGGACCAGTTTCTATTGAAACAGGGTGGTTTTTTGATGAAGGCATAACCAATGCCCCTGCGATTTTTGGCTTCGAGATTGGGGGCCATGCGCCGCTATCTTTGAACAACTTTGGGATTCAAACGTCGCTTGTCGGAATAGTGAACCGTGGCCCAGGTACGGCTATAACTATTGAGACTGCGACCGAGGAGGATTTTGGGGTTATTGTTTCTGCACCCAACCTGACCACTGGCACTATCATGGCCTTTGCCGTTAATGAGGACGCCACGGTAGACGGCTTTAATTACTTTTCTTTTTTATCGAAAGCGGGGGTCAATGCTCACGCATGGGGAAAGAGAAACTATAGTATAGGCTCGGACGAAGATACTTATGTTACATATTATTTGCAAAAATCAGGCGGTCGTTTTGACCAAACAAACTACACCGCAAAAACAGGCACCGTCAGTACTTCTGGTACTACCGTAACAGGAACAGGCACCAATTTTTTAAATGAGTTTAGCATAGGCGACACTATTGCTATCAATGACCCTACCAGCTCATCCAAACAAAGTGTGGTCGCAGATATAGCCAGCGCCACCGCAATGACTTTAACTCTGGGTATTGGAAGCACTTCCGGCGCTACAATATATCGCCACGATGACCAATGGGGTGGTTTCGCACAGGTGTGGGAGGTTAATGGTGGGAATCATATCGGAACAGGCAACGATGGTACTGTTAATCAAGATGTCGGATACCATGGCGAGTTAGTTACTCAATACTTTGACACAGCTTTACGGCTTAGGTCGATGCGCCAAAAACGCAGCGTTAGTGCAAACACTATAAGCGGTTCGTCTGGTGGGAACAGCATTACAACAAGCGGAGGGAATGAATTAAGTCCAGGCGACCTTGTTTTCCCAGACAGCCATAAGCCTTTTAGGGTTCTCAAGATAGTGTCAGCAAATAATTACACAATTGATGTCAATCTTGACTCTACGTTAAGCGGTGCTGGTTTTGAGTGGAGTGACCAAGGCACGACCGTTGCTAATGTCCCAAGCAAGTGTCTCCCCACAAGCGCCGATAACGGAGATGAGGCCGGAAAAGCGTATATAATAGAGGATTACGTTGAGATTGACTCCCAAGGACCAAGTGCGACAACCACCGAGACAAGCATATTTAGCACTTATCCTTATATCGAGCCAGGTTCACTGTTAACCAATAGATTTAGTGAAACAGATTCAGGCATAGCATCAACCGCAGTGACAGTCGGTTTTCGTCCTTGGATGCTTGTTGTATGGGGGACATTGTTCGCAAGTACAAGTACTGGTAGAAAAGTTAGATTTAGAGTAAAGGTTAGAAACAAGCACGTTGGAACAGCGGATTCATGGACCACTATTTTGGAAACAACTCCAGAGCATGTTCCAGACACTTCCGCAGGGGCTTTTAAATTGGAGGTCGTTATAGCGCCGTTAACAACATCGTCAGCTCATGTTTTTCTTAGTATGAAGTCCAAAAGAGATGTAAATAACGACATTCCTGATTTTGTCATGGATCAGGCTTCCACGTCCGCAGTTAATTTTGAAATAGGGCAAGAGATTGATGTGACAGCTCAGTGGAGCGGTGGTAATGGAACTTTGACGGCAATATGTAAAAGGGTAGAGGCATAATGGCTTTAAGCGACGACGACATCATAGGCTTAGATTTAAAGAATCGTTTTTTTGGGTTTCTTAACCGCAAGCCAGGCAAAAAGTACGCCAGCGCAAAGATTGATAAAGCTGACTTGGTAAATAAAAAGTTCTCCGAGCTACAGGCATACCCTTGGCATTATATGCTGTGGCTAGAGGCTCGTCACAATTGGGCCATGGTGATTGAGTACGACTTCAGCAAGGACGGTGTTGTTTTCAAGTGGACGTTTAATGGCCCAGGGAATAAACAGCATATTGTGGGTCCGTTCGGAGTTAGTAAAAATACAGCATACAAAGGGAATCCCGGCTTAATTCTTGAAAAGATGGCGCAGGATGCAGTTAGAAAGCTAGTCCCTTTATTTAAAGACCTACCAACAATTAAGCTTAGTGATATTCAGGCGGTTGATTTTGAAAACGATATTGTTGACCACATGCGCCTAAAGGGTAAGCCCAACATAGTTGGAACGGCGAAAGCTCCTGGTGGAATGCGGAACGTGCCTCTTTTTTTTGTAGGCAAGTCACTTTGTCTTGCTCTTCAGTGGGTTCAAGAAAATACTGGCTATGTCGGAACCGCAAAGATTAGAGTTACAAATGCCGAGGGTGTCGAAGCTGGGATGAGCATCTATAATTCAAACATGGAGCTTCTTAAAGAGGTCGATATTCCAATTACTGACGGCGAGGAACGTATCATGAATTTCGGTGGCCAGCTTCAACCTAAGTTAACCGCCGCAGTGGTAAGGTTCGTTTCTTGGGCTAAAAAACAAAAAGATAAGGAGTAAAAATATGAAAAAACTATTAATTGCAGTTTCAATGTTAGGTCTAGCTTCTTGTGAGCCTTCTGAGCAGCCAAAGCCAGAGCCTACCCCTGAACCTACTCTAGTCGTCCAGTGTGATGCCTATATCACTGAGCCAAGTGCAAACCTTAGAAACGGCAAGAGGATTGAGATTGAGCTAAAAGAAGGCGAGTCAAAGAAGTTATGCTTTGAGTTAAAGGATGAGGCTGAGAGTGTTTCAGTTCTATGGAATGACGTTACTGACTATGAGTGTAATGAGGCTCAGGTTTCTTTTAAGTCTACTTTTGCTCCCATTAAAGAATCAGTTAAGTCAGTTGGAGCTAGTGGAAGACTGTCTATCTCTAAAAATACTAAAAGTATGTTCGGAAAGCCTTGCCTTGATTGCGCCAAAAAGGGTATTTATCAGGTTAGTATTTTATCTAAAAAGCAATTCACTAAAGATGACCCTGCCTGTGATCGCATCGGTGTGTCTTGGTACTGGCGATAGTGTTGATATAAATATGGGTTAAATATATAGATCAATAAGGAGTAAAAATGGAAAAACAACAGTCTCTTGAGTTACTCGTTCAACAAGCAGTAGCGCGTCGCGCTGCTCTTTTACAGGAAGCGAAAGCTTTAGAAGAAGCCATCAAGGTATGGCTTCCTAAGAAGGAAGGGAAAGAGGATGCCGCTGAACCACAGAATCCTGAAGGATAACAACGACTAAGTATGATTTTTTATGTTACTTGTGGTTTTTAACCAAAACGATAGGAGAGCAAAATGAAGTCAAGAGAAGCATTAGGTGTAGTAGCAGGACAGTTGGTAAAACTACCTTTGTCACTTGCTGACCACCAAAAACTAGCAGCTTGTGTAAAGCTAATTGAATCTGCATTACCAGAGGAAAAAGAAGCTGATGAGCAATCAGGAGATGCTGGAGAAGTTCAAAAGGATTCGTAAAGATCCTATTGAGTTTCTAAAAGCGGTTTACACTCAAGATCAGGTAGACAAAGAGAATCCGATCAAGAAATTTCCTTGGGAGCTTGAATTTATTCAGGCTTATTGCAAGGTGTGGGTAGCTAAGGAAAAGTTGGCAGTACCTAAGTCCAGACGTATGAAAATGTCTTGGATTAATATTATTCTTTACCTTTGGGATACGATGTTTAATGTTGGAAGGCATAATGCGTTTGTATCTAAAAAAGAAGAAGGTTCTGACGATCTCATTAACAGGGCTGAGTTTGTTTATGACAATCTTGACCCTGAGATTATTCCTAGAGAATTATTACCAAGAAAGAAAAGAAAGTTCGGATTATTGGAGTTTCCAGAAATAAACTCTAAGCTTCAAGGGTTTCCTCAAGGAGCCGATCAGCTTAGACAGTTTACGCTATCAGGAATCATGGCTGACGAGATGGCGTTCTGGGAGCAAGCTGAAGAAGCTTATTCCGCTAGTATTCCTACACTAGAGGGTGGCGGTAGGTTTACTGCTATTTCTTCTCCAGCCCCAGGCTTTTTTAAGAGACTTGTATTTGACCAACTCGATAAGGGTGAGGGAGATGTCGTAAAGACAGACAGCAAGTTCAAAAAGATTTATCCCATGGAAGGGGTAGAGGTCTGGAAAAACCCCAAGAATGAATTTACTGTATTTCAGCTACATTACAGAGCTGATCCTAATAAGCGTTCTGAAGAGTTTAAGAGACATATTAAGTCTAGTATGCCTAGGGCGCAGTATATGCAGGAGTATGAGCTGTCGTGGGAGTCTTGGGCAGGTTTTCCTGTTTATCCAGATTTCACTAAGGCGATTCATACTTCTAAGACAAGGTTAATGCCTCAAGCTGGTCTTCCTTTATTAAGGGGATGGGACTTTGGTTTGACACCTGCTTGTGTTGTTGGTCAGTTACAGGAGAACAAACTTGTTATATTTAAGGAATATGTTCAGATCAACATGGGAGCTGACAGGTTTACTGACCTTGTACTTGACGACTGTAGTTTGCGTTATCTCAACTGGGGTAGGCGTGGGTTTATGGATTTCATTGACCCATCTGGTGAGTTCCGTAAGGATACGGATGAAGGCACTTGCGCAAAGATTATGGACTCCAAGGGGTTAAGGCCCATTCCTGGGGCATTGGCTTGGGAGGAGCGTAGGCAGTCTGTTGAGTATTTCCTTACTAGATTCCTAAAAATAGACCATGATCCAACAGCTTGTTTAGTGATAGATGACGCTGAATGTCCTATGTTAATTAAGGGTTTTGAGGGTGGATATAGGTATGCAGATAAAGCAGGTGAGATTGAGCCATCTAAGCTTAGGCCAATCAAGGATGAACACTCTCACGTTCATGATGCTTTACAATACCTGTGTTCTAGGGTGAGAATGAGCCAAAGGAAGAGGAAGACCCCCATACCGAATTTGCGTTATGGATTTATGAATGGGGGGCGTTATAATTAGTTATGGATTTAGATTCTAAGATTATCAGATCAGTTACTAGGGCGAGGGATGAGGCAGAGGACGAGCGTGAGTTCCGTATGCGTCAGAACCGAGTTAATTACAACGTCTACCATCAAAGGGGTGATTACTCTCACAAGAAGGCAGGACAATCTAAGGAGTTTCTAGCAAAGCAGTCTATGGCTGTTGAGCAGTTAACTAGCTTCTTAGCTCAGGGCCTTATTGATGTAGGTAAGTGGTTTGAAGTTAAGCCAGCAGCAGGTAAAAAGATTGATGGTGAAATTATTGACGCTGTTGTTATTCAAAAGCTCCTTAGTAGGCAGTTAGAAAAGAATAACATCGTAGATTTTGTCTCTGACTCTATTAAGACAGGTGCATTAGCCTCTTTGATGATCTGTAAGGTTCATGGGCAAATTAAGACTCAAAATGATTATGAGCTAGAATCAGATGATTTTGGTGGTGATAAGGTTATTAGAGCCGAAAAGGACGTTTGGGAGTTAAAGCTAGATTTGATTCGTCCTGAAGACTTTTTCCCTGATCCAACTGGTGAGGGCTTATATGAAGTTCAGCGTATTGAAATGGATCATCATAAGCTTGTTGAATTGGCTAAGGCTAATCCTAAAGACTATGATTTAGAGGCGATTCAGAGCTTGGGTTCAAATGTGGACCAAGAGCAGAGAAGGAAGAGGAAAGAGGAGACAGGTCAAGATGCGCTTTCTCCTGAGCTTTTCCGTAGAAGAGTAGAGATTTTGGAGTATTGGGGAGATATTTTAGACCCTGATACTGGTGAAGTTATTATGAAAAACGCTGTTTGCGCTATTGCTAATGACAGTGTTGTTATTTCTAAACCAAGAAGGAATCCTTTCTGGCATGGCAAGTCTCCGTTTGTATGCGCTCCTATTCTTCGCGTCCCTCATAGCGTTTGGCATAAGGCGATTATGGATGCACCTACGTCGCACAACTTGGCGTTAAATGAGATTTACAATCTTATTATCGACTCTGGAATGATGAGTACCTTTGGTATTAAGCAGCTTAGAGAGAGTTGGCTTGATGATCCATCTCAGGTTAACAACGGAATTACGCCAGGAGACACACTTGTTGTTAATACCTCTTGTCCTCCTGGGGCCAAGGTTCTTGAGAGGGTTGATACCGCAAATACCTCTCAGGAGGCTGTAAGCGTGTTTGCTATGACTGAGAAGGAGTTTCAGCAGTCATCATTAACCAACGATCTTAGAATGGGTGTTTTACCTGAGCGTAACGTAAAGGCCACAGAGATTGTGGCTCAGAACCAATCATTAACTGGTATGTTCCAAGGTATTGTTAAGCAAATTGAGGCTAGATATATGTCTCAGTTTCTTGAGAGGGCTTGGATGGTAATTGCTCAGAATATGGACGACCTAGATGATGATGAGGTTATCGCCATGCTTGGTGAGGATTTAGCTAAACAAATCGAGCAGTTAAGTCCACAAGAGCGTTTTGTAGCCACAGCTAAAGGCAATAAATTCAGGGTGTTTGGTCTTTCTAGTATTTTGAACAAGGTTCAGGACTTCAGGAAGGTTACAGGTCTATTGCAGACTATTGCTTCCTCTCCTTTGTTGATGCAGGAGTTTCAGCGTAAATACTCGTTTACCAAGCTTCTTGGGGAGATTGTAAATAGTCTGGATATTGATGAAGATAAGATTTCCAATGACGATCAAGACAGGGCAGCTCAAGATCAGCAAAATGAGCAAATCAGTGGGTTGGCCTCTGCTCTTAATGCTGTTCCAGATGCCCAAAGTCAGGTTCCAGATGCCGCTAAGCCAGAAGCGGAACTTGGTGTAGTAAGGGGAGATGTGTCTAGGGCGCAGACAAATCCACTAGGATAGTATGAAAGAAAAAGACGTAGAGACTATGAATAATGGCAGAATGGCTCAAATCGCCTTAGATGCCTTTACTCCATTCATGGAGCAAGAAAGAGATAACGCTATTTCCAAGTTAAAACAGGCATTTAGGGATGGCGAGATTGACGCAAAAGTGTATCTTGGAAGCGTGTCAATTTTATGTTCTTTAGAAGATATAGAGAATAGGCTTAAATCATCAATCAATAAATCAAGGAGAGTGATATGAGTGATACAGATGCAATGCAAGGTGGCCCCTTGGATGGAGTACAACCAGAAGCAGGGGCAGAGCCATTTAATAGTCCTGATGCTGGAGAGCAGTCTCCTCAAGAGGTTTATCAGCAATATCAGCAGCAACAAGCTCCACAACAACAATGGAGTCAACCTGCCCAACCTGCTCAACAATACCAGCAATATCAACAACATGAGCCTGAAGTAGATTATGAAGACCTCATGTTTAGCAATCCCAAACAGTTCATTCAGAAGCTAAGATCCGATGTCAGAAACGAGCTAACCACTGAGTTTAGCCGTAGAGATGAGGAGTCAAAGTTTTGGGGTGAATTTTACGGTGAAAACCCTGATCTAAAAAAACATAAAAGATTAGTGGATTTACTGGTAAAAGATAAAAGGCAGCATCTTGAGTCCTTATATGGTCAAGGGAAGGTTGCTGAAGCAAAAAAACTTCTGGTAGATGAAGCGCGTGGTATAATGGGTGGTGTTAAGGATGCTTCTGTGGCTAGAACCGAGCTTCAAAGTGGTCAAGCGACTTCTTTGGGGTCAAGTCAGACACAATCGCAGCCTAAAACGCCAGAACAACCTGCCATGAGTTTCATAGATCAGGTTAAGGCACTCAAAAAAAGAACCTAAAGGGGGGTAGAAAAAAATGAGTCATACTTGGACATACGATGCGCCTTCTGGCGTATATAAAAGCCATGCAATGTCTAGTGATCTGCGTCATGCAGCTATTGCTGAGACTAAATTTATGCAATTCGTTCGACCAGAGCCAGGATTTGGCCGTGGTAAGGGCGAGAGCATCACAATCACCAGAGTTAGTAACCTAACGGTTCCTACTGATGGAAAGCTTACTGAGAACCAGAAGATTCCTGAAGACACTCTAACTTTGACCACTGTTGCTATCACAGTTGAAGAGTTCGGACGTTCCGTACCTTTCACCAGCCTTAGTGACGATCTTTCTGAGTTCAACGTAGAGAACGCTATTCAGCGCGCTCTAAAGGACCAGATGAAGTTGGTTATGGATAACACTGCTGCTGCAGCCTTTAAGAGTACACTTCTTAAAGCTTACACAACCAGTGCAACCGCATTAACCATTGACCCTGCTGGAAACATGGGTGCAGCCACTCACAACATGAGAGTTGACCACGTTGAAGTCATTAGGGACGCAATGTACGGAGACTATCAGATTCCTCCTTACGAGGGAGATGATTACATCTGTTTGATTGCTACTCGATCTAAGCGTGGACTTATGGGTGATTCTGCTTGGGAAGATTGGCACAGATACACTGATCCTTCCAATAAGTTCAATTCTGAAATTGGACGTATTGAGAACATCAGATTCATTGAAGTGAACAACTTTAGTGCTTTATCTAACTCTAGGGACGCTTCTGATGGCGCAGAAGTATCTCTTGGTGAAGCCGTGTTCTTCGGAGCTGATGCAGTAGCTATGGCTGTTGCTCAAGATCCTGAACTAAGAGCTAAGATTCCTCAAGACTACGGTCGTGATCGTGGTGTTGCTTGGTACGGAGTTCTTCAGTTTGGATTGATCTGGGATACAGCTAACGCTGGTGAAGCTAAGGTTATCCATTTTGGATCTTCAGAAGCTGCATAATTATAAAGAAAAGGAGATAAAACGATGAGTTATTCTGAAAATATTGGATCTTTTCTCCTCCCTATCATTCCAGTTGGAACTACCGATGCTGGTGTGATGTTGGAGATGGATATTGGTGCTGCATCTGCTGACCACGGAGAGCTTCTTTGTGTAAAGTCTTGCAGAATCAAGAGGCTAAAGTTCACTGTAGTGAGTGAAGCTGTTAATGGTGATACTACTGCTCCTACTGTAGTTTTCACTAAGCGGCCTACACCTTTATCTGATACTGATGAGTCAGTAATTGGTACTCTTACCATTCCTGATGGAACTGCTGTTGGTGCATCTATCTATCTTGATGTAGATGTTGCTCTAGCTGTAGGTGACAGTGTTGAGGTTTCTCACACTGTTGGTGTTGGATCACCTGCTGGTCAGGGATTCCCTTCTTTAGAGTGCGTTGAAGCACCAGAAGAAGCTGGAAACAATACTGAACTTACTGCTTCTGCATAATTTAATTTGGGGGGGCTTCGGCCCCCTACTTCACTCTAGGGGTAGAGTAATCTGGTGTCGTTTTGGGGTGCGCAACCCTACAGGAATATAAAATGGACGATATTGAAAAATTCATCAAAGAGACTGCACCTAAGCATAAATTCGATTTAAGGACCCACATTAGAGATAAAAACGGCAATATTATTGCAACGAATTTCTACAGAGCTAGTTACTGTAAAAAAAGTGGCACTCGATACGAGCGTCCAGTTGGAAGCGGTAAGTGGTATAAGCCAAGTGGTGCTCCATGTGATCCCCCTCCAGGGTACACCTCACATAAGTTACCAAAGGCTCAAGAGGTAAAGAAGGATGTCGTTAAGACCGAATCTAAGTGAAGTTAAATACAGCGGCTATGGAGTAGCCTCAAGCACAGACTTGGTTGCTCCTGCCTCTGGTCTTCAACTTATGATTTGGTATGCACAGGCAACAAACAACTCAGGTGCATCCTGCGATGTTGGTCTGATGCAAAAGAATGGGATCGCAAACAGCTATCTTTATTTTGGTCAAATTGACGCTTCTGAAGACCCTGACTTCGTAGATAAAACATCAGAGTTAACTTCTGGTACTGCGGTAGATATTTTTACTGGCACTAATGACGATGGTTTCATGGTGCAGTATGCTCATAGATATGGGTTTATTGGAATTAATGTTTCTACTTCCAACACTGGCGGTAGTTTTAGTTACGAGTATTGGAATGGATCTAGCTTTACAGCTCTTAGCACTATTAGCGTTCCTGATTATTCTTCTACTGGCTGGGGAGGAGTAGTCTTTGATCCTCCTATTGACTGGGTGTCAGGTGACGATGCAGGTGGATTTACCAATCTATTTACGATCAAGGTAACTTCCACAACTGGGCCAGCAGGTGCTGTTGCTATTGATGATCTTTTTGTTGGTAGGTGGTTATCTTACAAGCGAAACGTAGTAGATAATGGTTCGTTGTCTATTGAGTTCGATCAAGACAAGCCTTTGATTTTAGAGTTTGGGGAAAGCATTGTTCCTTATTTCTCTACGATTAGTTCTAGTAATACTGCGACGGTGGCATACACGAACGTATAAGGGGGGTTGATGGCTAACTTTAATTCTACTGCTGATCTTCTAAAGGGTGCTTTGCAGCGCGCAGGTGAGGTCACAGACGGATCATCTCCATTCCACGCATTAGCACTCAAGTACATGAACCAAGTCTACTTTGCCATTCTTTCAGGTAGTAATGAGTTTGATGTAGATTTAGGTGAGCTATGGCCTTGGGCCTTGTCTCCAACCCCTAAGATTTTAACTTTAACAGAGAAATTCACAGGATCAGTTTCTCTAACCAAGGGTTCTACTTCAGGCACTCTTGGTGCTACTGTTGCAACTTCATTGGCTGATTATCTTTTTATAATTGATAGTCATGCAGATAAATATCGAATCTCAGCGCATACTGGGGGTACAGACGCGATCACTCTTGATGGCGAGTTCACAGGCGAGACTAACGCCTCACTGACATATACAGCTGTTAAGATTCGATACGATTTAGGATCAGATGTTCTTAGACTTGTTGAGCCTTTTAGGGTTTATCAGGACTCTAAGCTGCCTCATGATGGTGATGGTAAGGTTTATGGCTTAGATGCTACTTCTTTTCGTAGAGACTATCCCTTGAAGGACATTGTATCTACCGTTCCTACTAGGTTTTTCACTGGTTATGATGCCAACAGGAATCTTTTCGTAGAGTTTAACGGATATGTAGACGACACAAGGGTTAGAGTAGAAGCTGATTACATTGCAGTTCCTACTGACCTTATAGATTCTGACAGTGATATTCCTCTTATCCCTAGAGAGCATAGACCAATCTTAGAATACGGTGCTGCTTATTATTTAATGGCAGACAAGGAAGATGGTAGAGCAGCTAATATGTTTAGTGCTGTATCAACTAAGATGCTTGCTATGAGAGAAGATTTGCGAAAGCAGAGAAGCAACACAGGTAAGGATAAGGGGAGATTGATTCCTCGTCTTGAGCAGATGCGGCCAAGGACGATTAATCAAATTTATAGATGAGCTATAGCGGTAACATTTCAGTAATTCCAATGGGTATGGCAGGTCTGAATAGTGATGACCCCCAAACCAATTTGGACAATGGTGCTTTAACAAAAGCTGTTAATGTTCAGTTGAAGGATAGCTTTATTGAAAAGGCCCCAGGTTCAAAGAAATGGAATCTATCTAGTCTTGGCTCAGGCATTGTTGGTCTTTTCGAGTGGGAGCCTTCTGATGGCGACAAGAGGCTTGTTGCTGTTACGAGAGATGGTGTAGTTCATTCTTTTACAGATCAGAACAACGTGTCAGTTGTTGCTGCTACAGGTTCATCTCCTACTAACCTTACCATTACTGATACAGTAAAGTTTGTTCAGGCAGGTAACGAGGCAGGGATTGTTTATAGCGGAGGCGAAGCTGACTCTAGCTATTCTAAAAACATAAGAAAGCTTTTTATTTTTACTGGTAATGATCCTGTGCAGGTCATTTCAAGTGCTACTCCAAATCAAAGAGCAGACATTGCTAAGGGTGCTTCTGACTGGAGTGGATCTGACCAACCTGCTGGTGGGTTCGTTTATCTTAATACTTTGTGGGCATACGGTAATAAGAACTTCGCAAGTACACTCTATGGATCAAATCCAGAGGACCATGAGGACTTTCAGACTCTTGCTAAGATTGCTATTAACCAAGTAGGGCCAGGTGAGGGAAAGGGAATTAATGATGCGTTCGTTTACAAGGGCAGGGCGTTCATCCTTAAAGACCCAGGCTTATATTTTATCGACGATGCTAACGACCCAACACTCTCTACCAGTAAGAAACTTATCTCAAATTTCGGTGCAGCCTCGAAGCACTCTGCTGTCAGTGTTATTGACGATATGCTTATTGCCTCCTCGACTGGTGGTATTACTTCTGCTGTCGCTGCTGAGTCTTTTGGAGATATTATTAGTGCTGACATTCTCACTCAACTCAGGGTTGAGGACTATATGCGAAACACTACTACGAGATCGGCTAACTCTAAACGATCAGGTATTTACTATCCAGATAAGAAACAAGTCTACTTCACATACCAGTCAAAAGAGGGGAAAAAGAACGACAGGATTCAGATTTTTGACGTTTCTGACCCAAGAAGACCAAAAGTGAGCTGGTTAGAAAAAGATCAGCCAAATATTTTATCTTTAAGAACGAACGAGTTAGGCGTACAAGTTCCTGTTTATGGTTCTGATGACGGATTTATCTACGACTTAGACAGAGTTGATAGAGAGATAAATGGAGCTGGATACGAGGGAAGGTTTGAAACACCCCACATGGACTTTGGTGAGGGTGACATAGTTAAGGCAGAACTGAATAAGAAGTACGAGTTCTTAGAGATAACTTACATTCCCACTGGTAAGTGGGATCTTAACGTAGACGTATATATAGATAGCAGATTTTCCGAGACTCTAAAGTTTGACTTATCAGGTCGAAAGGATGTTTTAGACGAAATTAAGACTGACGAGGAGACTTTTGGTCGATTGGACGGAGTGGTTCCTTTTCCTGTAAGATTACCTTTGCATGGACTTGGTAAGAGGATTCACTTTAAGTGCTATAACAGCGGATACTTGCAGAACTTTAAGATTGTTCGTATGTCGGTTTTCTTTAAGTTTAGCGGTCAACAGGCGGTGAGATAATGGCAGGAGCTATTTTTAATAGAGTAAAAACATGGGCAAACCTTGAGGTTATTCGCTCATCTGACCTAAATGCTGAGTTTGATAATATTCTTAACAATCTTTTACCTGCTCAGATTGATGACCATTCTCTTGATTTAACTGAAATGAGAGCTACTTCTGATCCTGGGGAAGTTGGCACAGAGTCTCTTGCTACTTCTTTGGCAGGTGAAATTGAGCGTATTAGATTTGTTCTGAAAGAGATCACAGGTAATTCTCAGTGGTATGAGACTCCTCCTCGTAGCCTTGCTACAAGCAATATAGCTGTAAGCGCATATCTTCCGTTTGCAGGTGGATCATTAGACGAGGTGTACTCTGACTCAATTCGCAGAGGAGCAATACCCATTGCTGGTGTTTTCTACTCCGATGTAACTGACCAAAGTGGAGCATCTTTCTCTATTGATGGAGCAAACGTAGACATTGGATCTACTAATGTAAAGTTCGATAAATACTCTTACAGCATGGCTTCAGGCAACGTACTGGCTATTAACACTCCAAATCCAAGGCCATCTAAGGGTAGTGCTTCGCTGCACTTTAGAAACTCTGGAGTTGATTCAGGTCTTTTCTGTAATCCTGCTAACGGTATTGAGTGCGTACTTGATGGTTCTGGCTATATTAAGCTTTCAGCTCAAAAGCATACTGCCGCCTCAGTTTCAGCTAAGAACTCAGAGACAATCACTGGCTCTACTGTGAGAAGTGGAAACACATCAGGATTTAACCATTTGTTTTTTAACTGGTCTGCTAACGAAGCAGGTGGCTCCGCAACGGATCAGCTTCAGGTTTATATTGATGGAGTTTCCGAGGCCACAGCTTACAGCGGATCTGATTTAGATATAAACATGGTAGCGAACTCTAAGTGGTTTGCTGGCTGTAAGATTAATAATCCAACTTGGGCTAAGGTTTATACTGCGTTCGGACTTCCTGATGCTGATGGATGGACTAAGGTGGGTTCAGATACAGATACATCTGTTACTAATGGAGTATTGAATCTAGTTACCGACACCTCTTCTGCTCCGAACAGTAGAATTTATTATCAAATAAATACAGGACTAGATGTAATCAATGGTCATACTGTTGAGATTAAAGCAAAACTAAATGCTAACTCCCAGGGCGATGTTAGTAAGCCTATTTTTCAATTAAAATCCGAAAGTTCTGCATCTAACAGGTCTTATTTGTTTGGAATTTTGCATGATTCAATTTACTTGTCAGGTTCAACTGAAAGCACAGGCATTGAGCAGCTTTATAAGCGTATAAACACAAAAGATTGGCACGTTTATAGAATAACTGCATTAGGTAGTCCAACGACTGCCATAAGACTATACGTTGATGGTATTGCCATGGGTGAGGTTGTGGGCAAGGCTGGGACTCATATTACAAGCTACATCTCTTTTGGAGATCACGACAACTCTAATGTTAATCATACCTGTGACATTGATGTTGAGTATGTAAGATACTACAACAATGGCGCACTAGCTCCAGTAACAGAGGCCACTCAGGGTGAACTTGATGACATTGCAATACTTAACGATGTTGTTGAAGATTCAGTATTTATATCTAGCATAAAATCAAATCCAATAAGTAGCGTATTAAGTTCAGACAAGCCCATAAATATTTCAAATGATACGTCACAAGCTATTTTTATAGACTTCGACGCACTCACTGGCATTGGAGACACAGATAAATACACAGATTTGCAAACTGGAAATACTCTTTTTTATTCTGATGGAATATCAAGGACAAATATTTACGCTCAAATCTTAATGACAGGAGATGGGAACACAGGTGATGGCTATATTATATATGACGACTTTGGTCACTATGTAGGAAGCGATTTGACTGTTGGAAACTCAAACTTTAAATCGGCTGGTAAGTGGAATTTTGGGACGGATTTTCTATTTAAACCTTTAAGTCTTTATGAGTCTTCAACATTTAACAGGGGTATTCACAAAGGTTCTATTAATTATGCGTTGAACACAGCGTCAGGAACAGGTTACATAATTTCTAGAAATTTATCAACGGTGCAGATAAGTAATATATCGGAGTAATTATGCCAGCACTATTTAGTAGAAATAAAACTTGGGCTACTTTAGAAGTAATTAGGGCTTCCGACCTTAACGACGAGTTTGACAACATTCTTAATAACCTTATTCCATCACAGATTGATGACTACTCCACTAGCCTGGCTGAGAGCCAAATTCAAACTGATCCACAAAATGGATCTAGCTTATCTACATCTCTGGCTGGAGAGATTGAGAGAATTAGGCATCAGTTAAGTGCTATCATTGGAGAAACATATTGGTATGAAGAACCAGAGTTAAGCCTGAAAGGTCTTAACTATGCCAAGTCTAGTCTTCTTTGGTATTTCCCTTTTGATAAAGCTACAAACTCTGACATCTACAACAGGGGGGCGCATCCTGTTGCCCAGTTTAACGATGTATCAACTGTTTCTTTAGACAGCCCATTTGATACTACTAACAAAAAGTTTGGTGCTGCTTCGTTTTCACCTAACGGAACAACTTCTTTCCCTAATTCTGACAGTGTATTTGCTGTTAATTCTAATTCGACAAGACCTGATGTTGGCACGTTTTCATGTCACTTTAGAAATCTTACCGCAAACGAGTGTATTGCTTATAACCCTCTTCTTGGTATTCAGCTTGATGTCACAAACACAGGGAAGTTAGAGGCAACTCTTACAAGAAAAGAGGCTGCAACAGAGACTACAAAAACAGAAACAACTATTACTGGTAGCACCACAATCTCAGCAAGCTCTAGCTTTAAGAACGTAATTTTAAAGTATTCCATTAACGAAATCTTAGGTTCTACTACAGATAGGCTTTTACTGAAGTTAGACAACGCAGACGAAGGAACTCAGCTTACAGGGCAAAGCTATTCTATCAACTCTGGCAAGGGCGGTTATTGGTTCCTCGGCGCAAAAAGAAATGATCCTACTTGGGATAAATTTAGCGCAATGAGTGTTCTACCAAGTGATGAGGCTGTGTCTCCTTGGACAGCACAGGGAGATGTTGCTACTGCTTGTTCTGTTAGTGGTGGTGTTCTCACAATTGATACAAAAACTGGATCAGTAACAGATGATAAAGCTTTTTTCCAAGCATCACCTAGTCTTAGTGACTTCAGTGTAACTGGAGCAACGCTTGAATGGAAAATGAAAGCTGACGAGATTAATTATGCTTCAGGAGTTGAACATGATGATTCCCCTTTGTCGGTTTTCATTGCTGAAGCAACTGGGGGAAATATGGTGTCTGTTGCATACGATAGGCTTGGCCTAACTATGTACGACAATAGCGTAAGTAGTTCTGCGGTAGCAAACAGATTAAACATGGACGTTTTTGAATGGCACGTTTATAGGCTAGTTATAAAGCCATATAACGGTTCTGGATGGGCCTTTCTATATGTAGATGGAGTATTATCTTTAAGATTGAAATTGGTTGCCGCTACAGCCATTAGCGATGTTATAAATTTTGGTGACTTCAATGTTTCTACAGCTGATCACACCAGTATTTCTCAATGGGAGTATTTCAAATACTCTATCGACGAGGAAGTGGAACCTGTACTTCAAAATAGCAACGATTCAAATTTAGATGATTGCGTTATGTTTGAAAGCATTACAAATGACTCTATTGATACTATTATTCAAAATAATCCTGTATCAAACATCGTTAACGACAATAGGGTTAATAGACTACCTCCTCATTCAAGTTTGCACCATCTTGGTCAAGTTAATACCGCCATTGGCTCTACAACCGCCGCTGTTTGGCAAGATCTTAGTATATCTGAAGACGACATTATTTGGTTTTACACTGATGGCATTGGAACAGTAGATATTGACCTTTATGGTAAGTGGCGACCAAGTGCGGTTCCAATGAACTGTGGAATTGTTATGTCTATAGATGGAGCTGTTGGTAATAACCCAACAGACGACTTGGATGCTGCATCTACTGTAGTTTCTCTGCTTCCTTATTATACTACTGTTGCAGTATCAGACCCAGGAAACAGGCAGTTTGTTTTGACTTGGAGAGGTGTACTAAAAGCAGGTCTTCATTCTATAAGAATTCTTGCTGCTGGTGATGCGATTAACGTGAAAGGTACTCAGATATACCCAGGCACCATTGTTGCTAACGTAAAGGTGGATTACTCATGAGGCTAGAGAAATACGAAGAGTCAAAGCATTATGATCTTATTAGGTCTTGGTATATTGATAGAGACATGAAGCCGATTGATAAAAAGTTTTACCCTGAAGATGGTGTTATATGTCACACTCTTGGTGGAGCATCTGGAGCTATGTTTTTGCTTAGGACAAATACACCTTTGGCTATTCTTGAGTACGCTATTTTGAGAAGGGGCATTGAAAGCAAAGAGATTAGGATGGACTGTATGCACACGATGGGTAAGCATCTTGTTGGTTTAGCTAAAAAACTTGGCTTTACTTTTATTTTTGCGACGCCGGAGTCATCGACTATTATCAGTCCTGCTTTAAGGCTTGGGTTTAAGCAGTTGGGTAGAACTATTTCATTGGAGGTATAAAATGGGCCAAACAGCAGCAGCTATAGGTGGAGTAGCAGGGGGCATTATTGGAGATGCCGTAGGTCTTGGAGTCGGTGCGGTTCAAGGCGACAAGGTAGCTAGAGCCGCAGGTAGGCAGCAAAGAAAGCAGCGAGAAGCTATTGATCGCTACATGGTCGCCCAAAGACAGCGAGAAGAAGAAAGAATTAGGCGAGAAGAACAGCAACAAGCAGAAGCCGTTAGGATGGCTGCGCCGACAGATCAGGAGCTTGCGGCTGTAGAGGCTATGTATAACCAAAGAGTTCAAGCTGAACAGCAGTTAGCTAATCAAATTCAACAAGAGGAGAAATTGCTCTCTGAGATTGATCCTGTAATCATGGAATCAGCAAAACAGCAGCATGAAATCATGAAGGGTAAGATGGCTCCTATATTAGATCCTCTTAAAAGGAAGCAAGAGTTGGCAGAGCAGAAATTTGAGGCCAATATGCAAAGAAGGCTTGGTTCTTCTTGGAGGACTAGCACAGCAGGGGCGCAAGCTTTGATGAATTTTGAGACTCAGCAAGCTAATGCAATGATGGATGCTCAGTTTGGAGCAATGACAAGTTTAAGACAAACAGGTGCTACAGCCGCATCTCAGAGACAGCAAATTAAGTCTCAGACTCAAGGTTTGTTTGGTGTAGCTCAAAAGGGTGTTGGTACTGAGTTTGAAGCTAGAAATGTCTTATCAGGGAGACAGCTTAACGCATTTACAAGTATGCGGCCAGATTTTGGTATTAAAGGAATGAGTCAGTACGAGATGGCTTCAGCAAAACTTGAGGGCGATGAAGAAACTATGGAGATTTTAAAGGCCCAAAACATTGCTCAAACTGGAAGAGGAGCTGGTAAGCTGTTTGGCAAAACCTCGGCTGCCGGTGGTTCTTTATTTGGAGCAGGTTAATATTAGATTTAATGTATAGGAGATTTTATGAGTCAATTAACTGATATGAGTAACATTATAAAGCAAACCAACCCAGAAGATCCTGGGGCAGTTGACGCTGGCATGGGCCTAACCGAAAGGCTTGTTGGTCTTGACCAAAAGAGAGAGCAACTTAAAAAAGCAAAAGCCGCCAACGAGAAAATTAGAGAAGAAATTTACAATACTCGTATGGAAAAATTAACAAAGGGACTGCATATGTACATCTCTACTCCCAACAAATCGGAAGGTAAGCTTTATAAGAATCAAATACAAAGGCTGGCCGAGTCCGTTGGTATGAGTTTTGGCGATCTAGGAATTGACGAGTTAGACACTACAGCCATGAGAACAGCTATTGGTAGATTACGTCAATTAACCGCAAGTTCAAACAAGGCTACGAGGGCTAGGGCTTATGATACTTTAATTAAAAATGGTCTTATTTCTAGTGATGCCTTGGATGCTCTTATCAAGCAAATGAACGCAGAGAACGTGGCCGAAGAAAAAGCTAAAGCAGCCTTTGCACAAGCTGAGATGGTGGAGAGTCAGAAGACAGGCAGAGAGTCTATGAAGCAAGAGAAAACCACAGAAAGAACGGTCATAGAGGAAAAGGGACGAAATCTAAGGCAAGCAGAGGAACTCTCTCAAGAAAGCGCCGAAAATCAACTTGATAGAGAACACGAATGGGATTTAACCCTAGAAAAAGGTAGCCAATCTGCTGAACTTCAAGCTGATAGGCTCATTGCTGAAGCAGAGAAAGCAGGGCTTAATAGAGACTCAAATGAGTATATAGCAAAACTTAATGCGTGGAGCCGTGTTAATAGTTCTAGAATTAAGGCTAAAAACAAAGAGACATTAGCTAAAGACAAGCGTAAAAGAGATCAATTAGATGATCAATTCAAATTTGTAAGGAAAGACATCAACAACTGGTATAAGGATAACCAAAACTTTACTCAAGCCATTGCTTTGACTAAAAGGCTTGGCGCGGCAATAAGAAAGGCCAGAGAAAAAGGAGAAATTGGAGACAGTGAGAGAGCTGTATTAGAGGCCGCTATCCCTAGAACTGGTCAGCAGCTTACAGAATTTAGAGCTTCAGTTATGAGGGTTGGTGAGGAAGATTTTCTTATACCTAGAAGTACATTAGAAGAAGCCATGAAGGCTGTTAAGAGCCTGATGCGAAAAGAAGTCTTAACCCCAGGTCAGCTTGAGGCTTACGAAAAAATTGCTCAAATAAACGACGAGATTCTGTACGATGTGTTTTTTAGGAAATACGGCACTCAGATTCGCTCTCTTGAGCAGATGGGATTAGACGATATTAGGTTCAGAAGTTTGCTTGATGAAAAACGTATGCAAGGCTATGAGAAATGGAAAGAAAGAGAAATAAAGCGAGCCGTAAAAAGAGCCAAAGAAAGAGAAGGCTCTGGGGTTAAAAAACCTTCTGATCAAAAGTCTGTCGGTAAGAAAGCTTCTAAAGCTGAGGCTAAAAAGAGTGCGGCTCCAAAGAGCAGAAGTAAAAAAGAAATGATTAAAGCTTTTGCCGATAAAAAGGGCATTAGTTACGATGAGGCTAAGAGAAGAATTAATGATTACTTAGCTAAGAAGAAGGGTCAGGGAAAGTAAAATGGCAAATCCATCAGCAGATTTAGGCAGACTATCAAATGCACAACCATCAAGTTTAGATGCCCCTGTAGCTGATGATGATTTGGAGTTTCTTAATCAATTTGATTTAGAAAACTTGGTAGATGATACAGGCGGCAATGCTCAACAGGGTATGCCTACTACTGGGGGGGTTACTAGCGAAGATATTCCTCAAGATGATTTACCTCAAGAGGCGGTTCAAGCGGCTGCTCCTTCAGAGCCTACCCCAATGCCACAAGGAGCAGCTCCAAGTGAGCAAGAAGTGGGTGCTTTAAAGGACGAAGAAGAAAAAGAAGCGTTAGACGATCTTGATGTCGCTCAGTTTGTTGAAGAGTGGGATCAGCTACCTGAGCAAAAAGTAGATTTAGATGGTCCAAGCTTAGGTGCTTTATCTGAGTCACTTAGTGACACTATTAGAGAAAACTTTGCAAGACTTCAGTATGGTTTTTCTTCTGGTGGCAAAGATGCTGTAGACGTTCTGAAGAAGACTTTAGGTGAAGAGAACGTGTCCGTTAATGCTAACGGTGAAGTTTTATGGAGAAGAAGTAAGGACCAACCTTTCTCTCCTGTAGACTCAGATCAGTTTGAGATGTTCCATGATGTAATAACAGATAACATCAGACCTCTCCTTGAGACAGCCATGGGAATGGCGACCTCTGGACTAGCAAGTGGTTTTGTTCAAGCAGGTAAAGGTCTTTTGTCAATGGCTGGAAGAGGCTTGTTGGCAGGAGGTGCGGAAGGTGCGCTTACGAGTGGTGCTAGTTCTATGGCAGCTAAGGGGGTGGGAGTTGAGACTGACTTAGCCTCTGACATGGCAATGGGAGCAGTCACTAGCGGAGCCGTTGGAGGAGCTGGATCAGGTATTAAGGGTGGCTTTAACAAGCTTACTGGTTTTGTTCAGGGATTTATTAATAGTGCTGATAGTGCGATTGATGACGTTAAGAGAGTAAAATTTGTTCAAGACAGTCTTCAGGATTTATCTGAAAAGTTAAGGATTGCTCCAGTAAGGGGTAAAAAAGGTCAGTTTAAGCCTATGACTCCTAAACAGATGGAGAAAGCTAGAAAAGGCGTAAGAAGTGACGAAGAAGTTTGGCTGAATATATCCGAGAAAAATACAGGACTTATTGATATGAAGTTTGAAAATATCAAGAATGGTATTGGAGAACTTTGGACTGCTCTGGCTAAAGAAAAGCCTGATGAGAAGTTTATTCCTAAAAATTTAATGTCTAAAATGGAAGAAGTTTTGGGACTTGGTGATGATGCAGGTTCGTCTGCTCTTGTTTATAGACAAAAGAATGGAAAGCTTGCCCCTATTTGGAAGCCTAGGCTTAAAACTGTTACTGAGAAGGTAAAACAAGCTGATGGTTCTTATAAGACAGTAAAGAGGCAGGAAGCTTATTTTGAGGGAGATCAAGCAAACCTTATTGCTCCTTTCGGTCTTACTGAGAAGGAAGGAAAACAAGTTATTCAAGGGCTTGTTGATAAGTACAACGGTCTATTGGATACCCAAGGGTTAAACCCACAGCAATTAAAAAACCTTTATGAGCAAGTAAGGGATACAGCAGGTCTTCCTGTGGATATTAAAGACTCTGCTCTAGCTGAGAAAATCCTAAAATCAAAAGGTCAGTCTAAGGGAATGTTTAGTTCCCTTAGAGATTCTTTGAGCCTTGATTCAAAAGAAATCATGGATGCAAACCTTTCTGATAGTTACAAGAAGGGTGATGTTTATAAGAGGTTTGAGGATTTCACAAACAACATTGACCAAATTAGGGTTGTATCTAAAATGCTTGGTGACAATAGGATAAACTCCTCATTGGTTTCTAAGGAGCTATTTAAGCCTGGTCAGACTCACTATTTAGAGGCTTTTCAGTCCCTATTTCCAAAGAATAGTAAAACATTTAAGGAAATTAAGGGTGCTTGGATTGATAAGTTAATGCAGGACTCTATGTATAAGAAAGGGCCACTAGAGAGTGCTTGGAATCCCAATGAGGTTCTCAACAGAATTAATTCTCTCAGTCCGAAACAAAAGGCTATGACCTTTACAAAGGATGAACTGAACAGGCTGAAGTATTTAGGAAAGACTCAGGAGAGTATCTCTCCTACGAATCTGGTCGATGGACCTAGCTACAAGACAAACAAGCTAAAAGCTCTTTATATTACATTGTTTGCTAGAAACAGGGTTCTTCCCACTACATTAGCTGACAGTTTTTCTTCACTATTCAAGGGTAAGAGTGACTTTGACACGATCCTTAAATCAAAAGAGCGTCTTTATAGTTGGGGTGAAAACTTTACTCCTGATGCAAAATCAAACTGGAAAGAGGCGGTAGATATTTGGGCTGACAGGGCATTAGGAATGGGTGCTTTGAACCTCGGTAGACCTGCTGCGGCAGGAGCTAGGCAGGTGTGGAGGGATACTCCTGCGCCTCCTGAGATGGAGGGTGGCTCAAGTAGGTGGGAACTAGAATCTTTAAACCAAGGATTTGTTGGAAATCCCTTTGACGAATAAAGTATTTATTGGTGTATTAAAATGACATTTAGGAGGTCTATATGGACGGAGAAACTAAAAAACCTTATTTAAGTAAGACAATTTGGCTAAACCTTTTGGTTGCCTTGGCTGCTTTTTATCCACCTGCACAAGAGTATATTGCCGCTAATGTTGGCATGGTTGCCTCTTTGTGGGCAGGACTTGGTGTTGTTCTTAGGCTTGTTACTAAGGACAAAATCAAGCTCTTAGACTAATGGGTGGCCTTTTTGCTGCAATTGGAACTCTTGGAGAGGTAATTAAGCTCGCCAGAGAGATTTTTACCTATCTAAGAGAGCAGCTAAAAGAAGATCCCAATAAATTCTTGTTAGAGGTTACAGAGGCTTTTGGTGAACTCAATCAGGCAAAGACTCCAACAGATAAGAAAAACGCTACAGTTAAGCTTGCTACTCTTGCCCATAAGCTTATCAATGGGGTGCGATAAAGACCTTCACGTTATAGTTTGTACTATAGACGGTATGGGTAATATGCTCTATTGCGCTAATACTCTTGATCCAGATATTACTTGGGAACAAGGCATAGATCAAAGTGATAAGTATGTCTGCTTACCTCCTGATGATGCTGAACTACTGTTTGAGTCATGTGCTTTAGGAAGAGGTAAAGATTGAATCTAGCCTCAATAAGCTCTCTAAGCTAACAGAATCTTTAATTGCAAAAGATTATCTAATCGAGTCTATTCTCAAGGCTCAATTGGTTTTTGTAAAAGAACAATCTTACACAAAAGCTTTTGATTTATTTTTAGAAATATTGCTTAAACACACCAAATCTGAATATGGGTTTATTGGAGAGGTGCGTCATGATTCTGACGGCAATCCATATTTAAAAACCTTCGCAATAACTAATATTGCTTGGAATGATGAGACTAGAAAATTTTATTCTGACAATGCCCCTAAAGGCTTAGAGTTTTATAACTTAAATTCTCTGTTTGGGCGAACTTTGGCTACTAGCGAGATCGTAATGACTAACGATCCGTCAAATCATAAATACTCAGCAGGTATTCCTAACGGACATCCTCCTTTAAACGCATATCTAGGTATGCCATTGATTTTTAATGATAAAATGATTGGTATGTTTGGTGTGGCTAATAAGCCTGATGGCTATAATTTGTCTGATGTAGATGGGCTGAAGCCTCTTAATGACTCAATATCTACCTTTATTTATGGTTATCAGAAAGCCATCAAGGAAAAACTGGGGTGTCACAATGTTACTTGCTCTAATTTTCCACCAAAAAAGGATATTAGATATGAGTGATTGGAATGAGTGGAGTAAGCACGTTTTGGCTGAATTAAAGAGAAACGATAGAAACGTGGAGAATCTTGATGTTAAGTTAGATAGCATTATGGAAAAGCTAATAGGACTGGAAAAAGAACTATTAGTATTTAAGACTAAGGCCAGCGTAGCAGGTGGAATTGCTGGTTTTGCAGTAATGGTTGTTCTTGAGATAGTTAAAGGCTTTAAATAGTGTCTCTACAGGCCATGCACTTGGACTCATGAATGGTCCAGAATTTACCTTTACAGTCATCGCACAATCTAACGTGATCGCACATGGTCCTGTTAGCGTCTGGAATTAACCCTTCATCCTTATCTTTTTCTTGTGTATCTTGTGCATCGGTATTCGTGTCTTGCATTGACATGATAGTGGCACACTTTCTTTTTGCTTTGAACTTTATTTTGTTCCTCAATCTCTGCAACAGAGCCAACGATTGCCCCAAAAACAAATATCATAAAGCCTAAAAATAATGTCACTTCGCCTTTGTTATTCATATCTACTCCTTTAATCCTTCGTTGTTAGTTATTTTTGAGTGCAGGATTGGCCTCATGTGCTTGCATAAGACCTTGTACCCATCGGCCTTCCAAGTTCCACCTTGAGGCATTGGAGATCCCTTCTTGACCATCTCAGACGAGAGAACTTCCTCAAGAGTTGAGCATCCAATAAGCCAATAGGCACTAAAATCTCTTAATACTGAAATGAAATAATAGAAGTCTGCTTTCAATGGTTTTGTGTATGAGAGACAAAAGTCATGGTCATGCCTTGGTGGGTAGTTTGAAGAGTTTGTTTTAACGTCAACAGTCTGGCAATCCTTCTGGAAGTCATAATCATAGGTAGGTAGGTACTTCCAATCTGGATAATGGTGGGCAAAGATTATCTCCCCTAAGTGTCCGTAGACTGTGCTTTTTCCTTCAGTAGTTGATCTATTATATGGCTCTCCCACTCTGAGCTTGGCTGATTTGATCCATTGTTCTCTTGGAGTTCCTGAGAGGTAAGAGATTCTTGCGAGTTCCATTTTTTTTCTGGTTCCTTCTGACAATTACATTTGTCATATTTCTTATGTTTATGTTCTCTTCTTAAAAGATGTATGAAGTCATCCCATCCAAGTAAGGCCATCATCTTTGTTCTGGACTTACGAAACGCGACCACTGGTATCCTCCACTTGTCATCCTTGTACCAATAGAGGTGATCCTGCGCTTGCTTGTACCACTTCATAGGTGAGAGTGTTTCTTGAAACTTAACCTCTATAGCTAGTGGGTAGCTTTTCTCTGCTCTTGGCGAAAGCTTTATATCTGGGCCATTGTCTCCGCTAGAGGTAACAACAGCATCGCCTAGTTCAAGTTCCTTATCGTACTTTAAAAGCACATCTCTTGACTCTATGGCTGCTTTTCTGCCCTTAGCCTTCCTCGATGCTATGCTTATCGCCATCTGGATATTCCTTCTTCCATTTTGCCGCACAAGCTTGACACCAAGGAATCTTGGTATCGTCACTCATGGTCTGAGTGTACTTAGCACACCAATAGCAAAGATCCTTAGAATGGGAGATCGTCTTCTGATTGGGCGAAGTCATCACTAAAGCCTTCAGGAGAATCTAAAACTTCTTCTTTTTTCTCTTTTAATGGCACAACCTCGTCGCAAATAACCTGCTGCCAATATCTCTTTTTCCCATCGTTTCCATCATAAGCCGATACTGAAAACCTGCCCTCAAGGTAAACCCTGTCTTTCTCTTGGACTTCCATTTTTTGCATGAATTCTGCCGTTTTTCCAAAACAGACGCTATTAAGCCAGACTGTTTCAAATTTAAGCTTTCCTGAATTGTCTCGGCCAGTGACAGACGACACTTTGATTTTAAACTTCGCATAGGCTTTCCCTCCCTTGCTTGTTAGATACTCTGGTTCTGCGGCAATCTTTCCCACTAAAATCATTTTGTTAATGTCTTTCATTATACCTTCCTATTCTACAATATTTGCAGCGTCTAATGACTCCTGCAATTTTTCTTCGATAACACTTTGCTTAACTTCTACTGCTTCAAAGTCTTGCTCTATTTCTCTAATTTGAGCTTTGTCGCTACTTCCTTCAAGTTCTTCAGGAGTGTAGCTGCATCCTGCAATAGCATCTGGGAACAATGCTCTGCACATTTGGCTAATCGCTCTGTTTCTGCACATATCTTGGGGATAGTTTCTCCAGTTATCTTTTGACGATAGACCTGCTCTTTTAGCATCTTCGATTGTGAAGCTAAACTCCGACAATTTGGAGTCTTTAGATCGACGAGCCTTAATCTTGCATCCTTCCGTATTGTGTTGCTCATATATAATCTCCATATCTGGGCATCTCTTCAGAGCCAACGAAAGCATCAGCTCTGATGAAATGGTAGGTTTCCCCTGAATGACGTTAATATGAGTCAAAGAATATACTGGCGACAATCCAAGCTCTGCACCTTTAGCCGCTATCAGCATAGCCTTCTCAGGAGTGTTAACTGCCTTGGGTAGCATACCACTCTTGATGTAAGCGGATAACTTGGCCTTTACTTCCTGCCATTTGCTTTGACTTAATTCTAAATAATTCAATTAATCCTCCACTGTATTCCAAGCAGGAAGGCTGATTGTTTCAATACCAACATCTTTAGCCTCCCACTTATTTTCAAATTTACAAGAAAGGTAAAGATTAAGGTTACTCATGTAACGCTGTCTTCCTCTCTCTATCGAGTCATTATCCCATACGAAAAAGTTAGTAGTATATGGTGCTGTCTTCTCTACTGCTGCGAAAACAAAACCTTTAACTTCTTGGCCTAGATTCCTAATAATATCAGAATAAAAAGCTGCCTGAACGTCATACCTATACCTAGCTGCACTCGCAGCAAAAGCATCTTTTGAGTTATCAGTAACAAACTTTAGATCAATCAAGTATCCATTTGGAGTGATAACGTCTGGACGGCACTTCACGAATACAGACTTACCTGTATCTGTTTCAAGGTCGGTAAACGCTGACACTTCAAATCTGCTATCTGATAGCATCTTCTGAGCCATTCGATTTGACCATACTGCCTTAGATATTTCGCTTACTAGCTCCATATCTTCTGGCTTTATAATCTCCTTACCTTGGTTTTCCTCGGCAAACGCTGCCCATGCTTTTGTTCCGCGACGTATGCCTTTAGGAGCTGCCACATAGCTATCTTGGAACACTTTTGGCTCCAAAACAGCGGCATGGCATAGACTCCCAAAGAGCATACTAGGGGTAGACGCTACGCCATTAGTCAACCAATGCCTGTAGTGAGCAGGTGATTTGTTTAGTTGATCCAATGACGTTTTACTCACGCCTGGTGCGGCGTGGTAAACCTTATTTGGAACCTCTTCGGATAGCCCTCTGAACTCTCCTGCCTGAATTTGCTCTATTTCCTTCATATTTAATTCCTTTCGGTGTCTTCAGTTTCAAAAGTCTTCTCACTCCTGATCCAATAGTCTCAAGAGGCAATAGCTTAGATACAACGTGGTTGTAAACATCTACTGGTAATTTTACGAATTTAACTTGTTGAGGCATTATTCTAACTCCTTTGGTGGTTTTTTGCCAAATGACAGCATAAGTTGTGCTTGCAATTCCTTCCATCCATGCAAAGCGTAAGGCTCTGGCACATCTCCTAATAGGACTTGAACTGCAAACTGATAATCGCTCCTACCCATATTGTGACGGTAGAAATGAACTGCTGCCGATCCAACGTAGCTCCAAGGTGATTCTTCATATAACTCCCCTGCGTTCATTAGGAAGCCATTGGCTCTCTTGGGTCGGTCCTGTGAAATATCTTCGTTATGTCTTTCAAAGGTCGCCTTCTTCTTTGATTTTGGGTCGTCCTTATCTAATACAAAATGTGACTTACTTTCTTTAATATCTGACACTATCTCTCCTGCTCTTAGCTATAAGATGATGATTCTTTGTAAATTTTCAACTGAACGTCGATTTTATTACGAACGTCTTCTACTATTTTCCTTGTCTCATCGCTGCCATTGCTTCTTTCTAAGAACCTTTCAACCAATCCTAAAGAATAAACAATGGCGGCAACATCATCAGGCATGAAATAAAACGCTAATGGTTTAGTCACAATGCCTATCCTTTCCATAATGTGAATGTCCAATGGTCCAACAAGTAGTACAAATATTTTCTTCGCACTCTTCGCAAATTTCCTGCAATTCAGGACCAAAAACTTTTTTGCAATCACCACAAACTTTCGGCTTGTCATCCCATGCGTCAACGTATTGCTGAAGCTGACACAACGATGGCCTAAAGCCATAGTGCATTATGAAATTGTCTTCTTGTCTAAAGTAATAATCTTTAACTTTTGCCATGCTATCCTCATATACTTTATTTGAGAGCAACCAAGGACTTTGTGAGTCACCGAGAAAGTTGCTTGCCTTGATTGCTCCCAAATAGTTTTTTCCCCTCACATGGCATCGGATTGGAAAACTGGAAAAACACGCTGCGAGCCACATGAGTTGATTTGCTATGTTTAAATCTCTTTGTAGCCCTCGTCAACATTATTTTTGCTGTCTCCAGTGATTTTTTTTATCTCTGCATGGTTCGCAGGTAAATAGAATTTCTGATTCTTTTGGTTTGCTAATACCACAAGTAATCCCTCGCTTCTAAGGTCTAGGCATACCTCAAATAAGTCTTGAGCAGGACATCTCCTGAATACGCCTTGGACTTGGCTGTTTAAGTGCGCGTGTCTTAAAGGCTTTCTGAATGTCGCATAATACCAACCTACTTCCCTTATTATCTTACTTTTTAACTCTTCTATTGTTGGTCTAGGCTTATCTTCCATTGCTCTCCCCTTTTGGTGTACGCTTCGCACAATAAGAAATTATTGAGGTTTTTATTTTTTTTAAGCACCTAACTTTTTAAGCTAGTTTTTTCGTGCTAGTGAGTACCTCACTTTTCTCACTGGTTGTGCTTCATGTGTAAAACACATTACATTAACTAATATAATTTTAAAAGAAAAAGTAATCAATAATCCTCACCGAAGGTGAGAGCGAAGCGGCCAAAAGCCTAGGTGATCTTTTTTATTTTCATTCTTTCGTTTTACTCCTTTTTTTTAAATAAAGTTATTGACCTAGCTGATTCATTTGTTTACATTGCTCCTATGAATGAGGAAGCAATAAAGATATTAGAACGAATAGCTATAGCCCTAGAGACTATCGCATCAAAACCAAAAGCAAGAGGTACTCCAAAGGCAAAAGGGGATAAGTCTGCCTTCGTAGATAAGTTCAATGATCTATGGTCTAGGTATCCCCTAAAGAGAGATAAGCAAGTAGCCTTCAGGAATTTTTGTCTTAGTGTGAAAGTTTCGGAATTCGACGATTTTGATAAGGCCATGACTAATTATGTTTCCTCGTTGAAAGATAAAGATGCTAAGTATATTAAATATTTTAAAACTTTTGTGAGTGGGTGGCGCGATTGGATTAATCCTGAGCGTGACGACCAAAACTATGACTCCTCTAAACCTGATTACGATAAACTTTTAAAAGGAATATTCAACAATGGATGATAGAAGCTTCAGACAACAAATTGATAGACTACGAGAACAATGGCCCACGGCTTATGGCGATGAAAGAATCAAACTCATTGCAAAATACGTTCGATATATCGAGCCTGTGGATTGGAAGTCTATAGTCGATAACTGCCTATCAAGTTTTAAATTCGCTCCATTGCCAAGCGATATTCAGGACATGGCAAGGAAAAAATATTTCATGAGTAAAAGTTTAAAGCCTGAAAAGGTAATGTGCAAAAGATGTGACGACACCACATGGATAGTAGTGTCGCCAATCAGTCAGGGAGTCCCTGAAGTAAAGAGATGTGATTGCTTTAATTAAGAATCGCGGGTGAG